CGATACCTCCTATAAGGCCTGCTACAAGAACGGACAACTTAATACCAAGTTGTTCTTCAATGTTCATTAGTTATCGTAATCTGTGCGTTTGTTATCCTAAAAGCTTTTTATCTTTTAGTTCTTACACTTCATTTCGTGTAAGGTCAGCATACATTTTCAATCATATAGATTGTTGAGCACTCGTGGATGCGTTATATTTATTCAGCATCTATGCGTTACACTGCTTCTTCACCTTTCGCAATTGAAGAAGTTAGCACGGTATTGGGAATCTCACCGTTCACCGTTTTTGCTCAATTTATAGTTGACCACAGTCTGAATTGTACTAATCTATCTAACCATTGATTAAACTCATCTAAAGTGCATTTATTCTTTGCTCAGTTACAATGTTTGCAGCAGCTAACCACATTAGATTTTAAATAACCTAATTTAGGGTTAACTCTGTCTATACCATTTCAATGTAAAGAACAAATGTTAGAGGAATTAAATGTATTGGAGGAAAGGTGCCCGCAATAAAAACACGGTTTTTCTATTAGATGTAAAAAATCTTCTTTGGTAAGTTCATTGTTTTTTCTTCTTTTTTCTGCAGCTTTCACAAACCTATTGTATAATAAAGTTTTTATAGCTGCGCAATTAGGAAGAGCGTTTTTCTTACCAGTTATCGATTTAGCTTCTAGGGCTAAACATCCGCATGAAGCTATTGCACCAGATTTAACGTCTTTTGCTCTTGCTATAATTTCTTTACCGCAATCACATTTAAACTGGTAAGCGCTTCTTTTTTTATTTTGTTTACCTTCAAGATAGTACCCAATGCTTTTTATAACTGTTAATCTGCCGTATTTTTCCTTACCGAATTTTATCGAGGAAACGTAATTAGGATCTGTAACAAGTTTAGTATGCATTATTCAGAGTATTCAGAAATCAACTCTCCGCAAGAAGTTACGTCGCGGATAATAGCACCAACAGTTCCTTCGATAGCAACAGTGTAGCCAGCTTTAGCAGTTACCGCCATACCTTTGTTGGTGATTGGGCCCATCGGAGTGATAGAACCTGGTACGTAGAAGTAACGGAAAGTATCTTTTACTTTAAGGAGTTCGATGTTTTTGCCAATACCTTGAGCTGTTTCTACGCCGCGACCTTCGATGTTAAGGAATGTCATACGAGCAGAGTCGATCGGAATATTGGGGTACTGTGGGTGCATTCTTTTGCAGTAGCGAAGATCATCGTACAGCGGGTTGTGCACAAGACGGATGTCGATACCCAGAGGACCTGTGTAACGTACGAACTGAGCACCGAAAGAAAGACCTGGAGTTCCAGAGTTAGGATTGTTCTCTTTACGGATGTAGTTAGAATCTACAGTAAGGAATCCATTAGCAACAGCAGCAAGTGCGTTGTGGAATATAAGAGAACCAAGCTGACCGGTCATGAGAGTGATACCGCGATTTGCCTCATCGGTACGACCAAAGAAGATATTCAGGAGGAAGTCTTGGAGAAGGTTTACGGTGAGAGGACCGTTAACGTACTGAATCCAAGAATCTTTAAGCTGCTGACGAATACCTGCACCGGTTTTCTGCCAGTAACCATCAGGACCTGCCATAGTTGATTTCTCACCATAAACAAGTGCCCACTCCATAGATTTGTAAAGCTCGTCAACCATCATAGCTTCTGCGTAAGGCAGGAACTTGTTTACAGTTGAAGTACGGCCATTATAGTCTGTGGACATGAATTCAAATCCAAGACGGCCTTGCTGACGCCATGCTTTATCGGTAACATCGATTTTCTGACCAAAAGCACCAAGTTGAGCTTCGAGTTCGAAAATAGCTGGGTACTGCTGAGTACCGAACCACTGGTTCATTTCAGAAGGAACAGCAGTAGATACTTTGCACCATTCGCGACCTGCAGCAAGATACTGAGGATCGAGATATTTGGTAGGATCGTCTGTGATAAGCTTGAGGGTATAGATAGTACCTGTACCATCGCTTACTTTGTCTACAACTTGAATGTTATAGTCATTGTCTTCAGGAACGAGGACATCAGGATAAGCATAGTAATCAAGATCAAGTTTAACACGGAACTGAGTGTTGTTGATACCTGGAGTTGTGTTAGAAGATTCTACGTTTTCGATAACGCGAGCGCATTTGTACTCTGCACCCTGAAGACGCCAGCGAACGATTTCTGTTTCAACTTCAGTACCGCCATTTGTTCCCATACCAACGAGGTTAAGGAATGGCTTAACTTTAAAGAACTGTGAGCCAGAAGAGTAGATCTTCATAAGGGCTCCGGGAAGATAATGCGGCTTGCCTGTTTCGTACGCAGCTGCAAGGTAGTCGGAATCAATGAAGTTGCCTCCGAATGAATCCCAGTGTTTAATGATTAAGGAAGATTGAGGATTAGCCATAAATTACATAGACTGATTAAATACATCCCAGTCAAAATCTTTAGAGGACTGCGGACGTTGGGAAGAAGATTTTTGAACGTTTTTAGGATCAATTGCTTTTTGGAGCAATGTTTGGAATTGTTGTGTGGCTTTAGTTTTTACTCTTTTCTCAAGCCTATCGGAAGAAAATCCAACCGAAGGATCATACTCTAGGAGAATATCAGCAAGCTGAGCTTGGTGTTCTGGATTCTGTAGAATATTATTTATAGAGTAATTAAAACCAGTAGTAACGCCCTCTGGAGTATTAAGTGGTTCAAAAAAGAAAGCCTTTATTTTATTACGTCTTTGAGGGTGTATCGTTTGTGAAGATTCTATCGCAGAATGTAGAGCTTGAGTACGCTGCTGCATCATCTGCTGCTGTTGCTCTTTTTCTAACTTAGCCTGTTGAATCATAGCTTGCTGTCTTTGCTCTTTTAGTCCTACAAGTTCTCTGTAGGCTTCTGCAGCTTCTTCGGCAAGCTCGTCTTCATCTTCGGCGAGTCTGGATACAATCTTCTTTATTTTTTCATCCGGATAGTTTGACGTTTCTCTTAGGGAAAGATATACTGCTTGCCTTTGTCCTTCAGTAGTAGTTATATCAATATTAGAAAGTGGATCTGAAGCAGCTGTAGCTAAGAACTCTTGTACTGAAGTTCCACCATTCATTATATATTCTAAAGCAGGTTTAAAGTCATCAGGTAAACTATTATATACCGACTCATAAGCTTGCTTTACCCTGTTTTGTTTGGTGTACTCAAACACCTGTTGAAGATCATCTGGAGTACCTTTAAATTCGTATTCTTCAGGAATATCTATAAGCTCATTCTCTTTAAGAAAAGAAACATAAGCTTGTAGTTTATCGTCTATTTCTACGTCTTCTGTAGGCGCTTGTGATGAGGGCTCTTGTTGAGGTTCTTCAATTTCCACTGTAGGTTCTTCCGGAGAATCTACTGGATCTACAGGATCTGCTTGAGGTGCATCTGCAAACATAGCGGAGAGAAAGTCATCATTATCGTTTATCATATAAAGGTACGTTATTTAATTATGCAACTTTTTAAAGTTTTTAAATAATTTAATTTTTTCTTATAGCCCTATTTAGGACTTACTGGATTTTCTTGCCTTTATTTTAAGGTCTTTTTCTTTTAGCTCTGTATCTTTTTCAAACTTTTTCTCAGCAAGATCAAGCTCTCTTTCTCTAATACTTTGATCAGAAACAAACTTCTGTACTTCCAAAGGATCTGGTATACCATTATTATCTATATCAATATCCTTTTGGAATTTAAATACTTCTATTTGAGCTAGACGTTCTTTATGTTCAAAGAGTCTATCCTGCATCATCATATCAAATTCTTGTTGAGCTTGCTGTTGCTGTTGAGCAGCCTCTATTTGTTGCTGCTGCATTTGTTGTTCTCTTTGTTGGGTCTGTTCTTCAGATTGACGGATAGCCGCTTTCAGTTCGGAAGAAGAATTCGCTTCGTAAAGAGTAATAAGATCAGAGAATGTAGCGCGATTTGTATTAAGTAGACCATCTGCAATTCCTCTTAAAGCTTGGAACATCTCGTGTTCTTTTCCTGAATCAGTTAAGAAAACTCCTAAATCAACATTAGATACATCTTCAGGAGAAAGCTCTAATGTAGATAAGGACATATCATCTAGTACGTATTGTTTTACAACAGACTTACCTTTCCAAACGTGTTGAGCAACATGTATCAGGGAAGTAAGTGTTTTCTCCCACATCTTCGCGTGCGCCTGGAAGTAAACTTCTGTAATAAGAGCCGACATTTGTATATTAGCCTGAGCATTTGTAACAGCTTCTGTTGGAGCAGTTTGTCCTTCTCTTTGTCTAGATACACCAGCTACTTCTGATATTTGGTTATCTATTGCAGCAAGTATATTAATATAATTCATTATATACTGCATATTAGACATATCTGTCTCAGAAGCTATTTTTCCTCTTTGTGCTTGGCCGGGTTCATCAGCATTTGCAAGGGGGTTAAATATATCAAGATTCATCTCTTTAAGATAGTAAAGAGTTTTCTCAATACCAATCTTTGGATCTACCATCGATACGTCAAAGTGGAATACCTTACCCTGATCTTGTGCAATAAGTTTTTTAAGCTTATGCATTACTATAAAATACAAGTACTGAAAAGGCTTCATCCTATCCATAAGAGAAACAGACTCAGCATTAGTAGCATTGTATACTATACCATGATAACCTAAGGAAACATCATATGGATCATCCATGGATCTAAACTGTATTTCTTTTGGGCCAACCATAGTAAATATATCATGCCCTACTTTAGTAGCAGTCCATACTTCTGGAATATAATCCCAGTTTAGTTTAAAAATAGTGTTGTCTATTTTCCATATATAATACTCTGTCTTAGCATTATACTGACCTCTAACTATTTCTTTTGTAAACTCAGTTGGAATCTCAAAATCTTCAGATACTATAGTAGAATCTTCTTCACCATACTCATTTATAGTGGAAAGGAATCCTACTTTTCTTTGAGAAACCCATTCTACGTGAGATACTTTTATGTCTGTTTGCGTATTCTTTCCATAAGAGCCTTGGTTCGACGTATAAGTGTCCTGATAAACAGGATCGTAAGGAAGATTGCCATACTTAGCGTTTTGCTCCATAGTAAACTCTCTTAGAGAATTAGTATCTCCAAAAGCAGTGTCTATCTTTTTAATATCCTCTTCTGATAAATACTTGCCATACCTATCAAGAACTTCGGCTTGGGTCATATAAGTAGTGTACCCGGCATAAAGAGATTTTTGAATCCACTTAGTCTCCCCACTTTTATGGTAGAAAAATCCTAGTGGGTTAATAACTTCTATATGGGGCTCATCACCATTAGTGCCTACGTAAACAACTTCTTCACCTGAAATAAGTGCGTGTTTAAAAGCATCAGTTTTAATATCCCTAATCTCTAACTTACGCATAAGATACTGAAGAATACTTTGGGAAAGAACTTCTCTTCTTTCTCTATAAGAATACCGCATGTACTTATCAAGATCTTTTGGGTGAATAATGTGCTCTTGGTGTACCTCTAAAAGTTCTGGAGAATAAATATCTGAAAGAGAGGAAATAGTTTGCTTAATTACCGAATCAATATAGTTACGGAGCATTGCGTCTCTTTGCATAAGCTTTGAGCGTACTCCCTCAGCATTAACTAATATAGTACGGAAATTAAACGGACGCTTAGATTCATCAGAAAGAAGAATCTGTATTTTATTATAAGTCTTGTTATAGGGTTGGATAGCATCTTTAAATTGACCTACGTCCAAACCTAGGGGGTTGCATTCACGCTCAAAGTCAAACTGATTGAGCTGATTATTATATAACTGGTAGTTTGAGAGTTTTCTCTGGTAGTTCGAGTTATACTTATTTACCACACCTTCATCTTGTGGAGAAAAAGATAATATAGAATCTACCACATCCTTAGCCCACTTAAAGTTACTAGCTGCTTTACGGGAATAAGGGAGTCGTTGTTTGGGAAAGTTGTACATTAAATAGTCTGGTATTATTTATAAATATTCTATCAAAATCTTTCTCGAATTCTGATAGCTCCTTTTGGTTGTTAGCTCTTCTCCTACTTAAATTTGAGATCTCTTCCAAACCTAAAACGCATCCTATTAAAGAAGACACACGGTCAAAGTTTCCATCTAAATTATAAGAGATTAGCTCTTGAAGTAATCCTATATCGGGAAGCACATCAAGATTTCTTTTATTATCTCCTCGCTCATCCAAGAGAAAGGATCGAACATACTGCAGAGCTTCCCATTTAACTTTATCATTAGACAGAGGGTAACCATATATTATCTGAGGCCCAGTATCATAAGAAGCTTTCTTATTAAAAATAGTAACAGGCTGCCTAGCAAGAAGATCAAGTCGCCTAATTTTATCGAAGTAATCTTTAACGTTACCTACGTTATTCTCAAAGTAAATCTTGGCATTACCATAGAAAAGAGATAGTTTATATAATATCTCATTAACCTGATTCTTACCTAAATAAGGTCTACCTATATAAGAAGCTACAATCTCTGAGTAACCAATAGTAGATGGATACTTGTTAGTCTTCATAACATACACAGCAGCTAAGGAAGATCCTGTGGAGGAATCATCTTTATAGGGGTCACAACCTATTATATAAGCGCCTTCTGGAACATGGTCATCTACTAGTTTTGGAAACTCGTGTATTACAACTGCTCCTTCTACATCATCTCCTTCATAGGGAAATCTAGAGATTGCAGTTAGCTTAGTGTTAATCTCGTAATTAACACCATTATAAACTTTAGCTGCGGGATCAAAAAATAGAGTTACCTTATTAGATAAATCATCTGACTTTTGAGTTTGTAGTTCAGAGAGCCTTCGTCTAAGCTCTGCTGTTGGAAATATATTAGCAGTCTTAGTAAGAAACATTTCAGAGGGTACAATAGGACGATATTGCATCTCTTTATTTAAAGCTTCTGAACCACCGGAATCTCCAGCTTTAGTCTTGCGCACCTGAAGGAGAGCCTTTTTAGCTGCATCTTCATTAGTTACGCCGTACTCATCTTTAAACTCATTAAGAACTTCGTATGCTGGAAGAAAGTAACCTATTTGACCTCTATGCTCCCATATATCTTCAAAGGGAAGTATATCATACCTTTGAGGCTCATAGAACATATCAGCAGCATCAATAGTTCCTTTTTCCATATCACCACCAGTACCAATCATCATTAGCATCCCTGTTTTTCTAAGGCCATTACGAAGGTTATCCACAGTATTTGAGTAAACCTGTTTAAGTCCGTGGAACATACCTATCTCCTCAAGTACAAGTAAAAGGGGACGGGTACCTTGAGCTGCAAATGCGTTTGAAGAAAACGAGCGGTGTTTAACAGAAGATTTAGAACCTGATATTGTCCAAGCTCCATTCTCTTTCTTCTTATACTCTGCTACAACCTCTTTATTTACATCCCAAGATCCTCTATATCTTTTAGAAAAAGGGGCTGGATAAGTACGATCGTGATAAGACTGCTTTCCTGGGAGTCAGTCAAAAGCATCTCGAACCTTCTTTAATAAATCTGCTGATTTATCAGATTTCTCAGCACCTACTAATATTTCAGCTGGGGAAGGATTACGAATTATCTCTTCATTATAGGAAGTAGCACCGTCAAAGAGAAAGCTATGAGCGATAAGACCAGATACAGAATATGACTTACCAGACTCGCGAGAACCCAATAGCATAAAATTTTGTAAATCATTCTCAAATAAGGGGGGTCCCAGCGGAGTCTCATAGGTTTGGGATAAAGCTTTTCTTGCAGGAATATAAGTCTTTCTCTCGTTAGTTAATGGTGATATTGTATTAGGATAATAAGCCCTTAATGTGTCATCATCAATATCAGTAAGTAGAATTCTGTGAGAGGAGTAATAGTGATCATTTAAAAATCCAGAGAACCCTCTAGCTTCGGTATAATAATTAAAAAACTTGTACTCAACATCCCTGAGTCATGGGCGACCGAATGATTTTACGGAGGAGTGTCTAGACTTGTTAAGTCTGATTGTAT